CCAAAACAGTAACCAATGTTAACAAACACAATGAATAGTAATATATTTTCTTCATAAGCATGGTATAATATATATTATATATACGGTTACTTTTTCAACTTGTTTCTGTGATACTTTACTGCCGCAGTTGATATTGTATATTTATCAGCAATCTGTTTACTAGACAATTCTTGATTAGATATATCAAGTAAAAATTCTACTTTTCTATCTTTAAGAGCATTTCTTCCACGGCTCACACTATCTCCTCTAGTCGATTCTACAACGATCTTTTTTCCTTTATTTTTATTTACGTAGCTATAATTGATTTTACGAGATGATAGCATTTTACGACGTTCTTGATATTTTTGAGTACCAATTTCTTGACCATTTCGTTCTACAAACCATTCAAGAGAAAAACGACCTTTTGCTTTGTTTTTAAGTTTTTCTATTGATTCGTCTGTGTGATTTTTTCCAAACATTGCATTATTTTCTCCCGACGACATCAGTCTGTTTTTTTCTCGCATAGATTCTTTGTTTGGATTGTGTGTAAAATTGTCACCCCCACCGGCATGTTTTCCAATATTATACCCGATTGATTTATATGGTTGAAGTGTGTCTAGATAATATTGTTCTCTTTCAAAGCACTTTTCCGGAGAACATTCTTCTAATATTGCGATAGAAAATGCTTTTTCGCCATGCTTTTCCCACGAGCGTTGTAATATTATATTTACATGAGTTTTATTGTTTAAATCCCTCCTGTGATCCAAAAAACGCTGATCTATATCTATAGAAGATCCGACATAAAATTTTCCAGTTATTTCATTTGTTATTTTGTATATTCCAGATTTTACCATAAATAGATTGAGTTATACTCATAAATACATACCAGTCCAACCAAAAAGCAAAATAAATAAACAAAAAAAGACCGCCCTTTCGAGCGGTCTTTTTTATAAAATCTCTGTTTAAGAGATGAACTATTATACTTCGTCCAAGTTGCCGATAACAATTTTCCCAAAAAATTCCGGGCGGAGCATCTTCTTGGCATAACGTGTCATTACGCCACGACGTGGAGTAAAGTTCACTGGGTCATACACCAACGGTGTTTGAATCAGTGGGATATATGGAGCGTAAACAGCGCCGGTTTCTAGGAAGTTTGTTCCACGGAAACCTACCAACATAACATTGTCTGTCATGTATGGGTTCTTGTATACTGTCCAACGGTTGCTCAGAGCGCCAACTTTGGCAACGCCCATTGCGAACTTGGCTTGGTCGCCGTCCGTGTTGGTGCTGAAGCCTGGGATGGATTCAATGATTGTAGCAACGTCTGGTGAGCAAACTAGGAAGTTTGCACCGCCGCGCAGTGTCAATTGGTGAATCTTGTTCGAGACCTTTTGGATCTTGTTGCCCAAGGTTTGGAACCATGTGCTCTTGACATATGCAGTGCGGTTAGCAGCTGTGTCTTGGAACTTACCAAGAGTAGCATTGTATTCAGCGCCAACGCGAGCTGACCAGAATTCAGTTGTGGCAGCTGGAGCAGCTGTGACCAACATGTCCAAGATTTCCAAATCAATTTCCATCGAAACGTATTCAGATAGAAGAGCGGTTAGCTCGGCTTCTGCGTCGATAGAGTGATATGCATTCAAGTCTTGAGCCAATTCTGGTGTCCAGACGGCTTTCAACTTACGAGTCTTGGCAACAATGGCTTCGCTCTTCAGTTCCAGATTGACTTCTGGAATACCAATGTCGTTTGCTACGCCAGTGGCGTTTGGCAATCCAGCACCTTGATCTTCAAAGTCACCACGGGAGGTGGCTTCTGGTTGCTTATGATAAGCAACAAGCACGGTTGGGGTTGCTCCAATTGCGGAACCAGATACGACGAATGTTACAACGTCAGTGGCTGTGTCAACAGTGGTGAATGCTGGATAGAAATCAACGATTCCAGAACCAGAAACGGTGAAAGCTCGGATGCCTGTTGCATCATAGCCTGTACCTGTCAAGTCAGCGGTAACGCGGAATATTTGGGTAGCATCTACAGACGCGGAAAGTTCTGGAACGAACTTTGCGTCGAGCCAAGAACCAGTAGCAGCAGTTCCGGTTAGGGACGTTGTTGAGTCATTCATGGTATAACCGAAACGACCTTGGCCATATAGACCATTGGTTGCGCTATCGGTAGAACCCAACTTGGTGCCTGTACCGCCGAACAGCGATTGTCCGCTGAAGCTTGGTTTACCGGCTTGGTTGGAACCATATTTGAAGTCCAGATAGAATACTAGACCAGAAGGAAGATTCATCGGTTGAACCGATACAAATTCCTTGGCTGCGATTTCAGCGAAAACGCGACGAACCAGTGGTAGAGCAACGCCCGCCCATTGTTCGGAATTGGCGGAGGTACCTGTGCGGGTAGCTTCGTCAATTAGTTGCTTTGCTTGATTTTCCAAAAGGATAGACATGTGTGACTTTTCCATGTCGGTCTTGATGCCTTCTAGAAGCCCTGTTTTTTCCCATTTGGTCATTAGACCACGGGTTTGAGACATTAGTTGAACCATTGGGTTCGATGTCTCGCTTAGTAGTGATTTGATGTCTGACATAATAATTTCCTATATTTAGGTGTTGATTGTTTTTACTTACTTATTTACTGCGAATACCGGCCAATTTCTTAAAGCGGTTTGCCATTTCGGCTCCTTCTGTAAGAACAGCGGCTTTTGTCGGTCTTGTTGATGCAACTGGCTTGGAGGCGAGTCCTTCGGTGATGGATCTAACAGTTTGAGAAACAACCTTTTTAGTGGCTGGTGCTGCAACAACTGTCTTTTTTCCACCGAAATTAAATGATTCGGCCAACGTAGCGTAAACAAGTTTGGCTTCACGAACCGATTTCGTGAGGTCAAATGACTCGATTACTTTTAGTTTTTGCTCATTGTTTAGGCTGGCTTGTTTGAACAACTTGTTCGTATACAACAGCTTGGCATTGAGCAGGTTAACTTCATTGATGCGGTCCCGTAGATAAACGACTGCGCTACGGTATTCTGCTAGTTCCTTCTTCAACGAAATATTTTCTTTGACGGTTTCTTTTTCTTCATCGTCGTCCTTTGATTTACCAGCTTTTTTAGCTTGGTAATCAGCAAGACCCTTTGGAAGCTTTCCTTCTTCAATTTCTTCGTCGTCGGCGTCTTTATCGTCCGTTTCAGATAGAAGTTCATCAAGATCGACTATTTCGTCGGATGCTTCGGAAACTGGAGCCTCTTCAGCTGCCATGTGGCCCATTTCATCCATGCCACCAACGTCATTCAGACCGTCTTCCAATTCTTTTAGGATTTCATCCAAAGAAGCTTCATCAACTTCTTCGTTTTCCTTCAAAGATGTTGTGTCATTGTCATATCCACCCTTGGATACTTCATTTCCTTGACCTTGTGGGTCATCGGTCTTGTGACCAGTTGTGGTCTTGGTATAGTCCGACGACGCTTTTGCGTGTTTCTTGGCGGCTGGTAGAGAACCCTTGGTTCCGCCAATTGCGGCTCCAACCGACTTTACCATCTTCTTACCTGGATCTTCTGTGTTATGACCCTTGGTGGTCTTTTTGTAATCACTGGAAGCTTTTTCGCCTTCGGTCATATATCCAGTGTCATCTTCAATATTTAGTTCAGACAGCTCATCTTCGCCACCCATATCTTGCGCGGCGTCGGTGTGACCTTCCGGTGAACCACCTGCTGCCATAGCAGCATCTTGTGCGGCATCGGCGTGACCTTCTGGTGCGCCACCTGCTGCCATAGCAGCATCTTGTGCGGCGTCAGCATGAACTTCTTCGCCACCCATATCATCCATTGGCAATTCAGCTTCTGGTGCTGGAGCTTCTGGTGCTGGAGCTTCTGGTGCTGGTGCGACTTCTTCTTCGCCTTCCATCTCGGCACGTAGCTTTTCAGACAACATGCTTTGTAGTTTTGGAGCAAAGTGCTCTTCGAGAGCAGCTTTTGCGTTTGATAGAGCAGTGGCACGAACGGCTTTGGCGTCGGCAATTGCTTGTTTTAATAGATCTGACATAATAGTTTTATCCTTTTTGGTTGATGAAACTATTAGAGTTTCAAATGAAATTTTGAACTGTCTCGCACTAAATAATAGTGCATTTTATAATAAATAAATATATACACACTTACAAAAAACGTAAAAATATATAATATTATTTACGTTTTTGCAATTTTACTGATTGCTGGACCAGTGCCTTCGTTCAAATCTTTAATTTCAAAGTAACGACCCAATACATGCCCACCATCTTCATATAATGCTTCCATACGTTGTTGAACAGTGTGTGCTTCTTTAGCAAGTTTGTTGAATTCTTCACTAACACGGCGCAAATCTTTCATGTTGCGTGACACAGTGTTTTTATCAAACCAATCGTCACCAGTTTCACTGAGAGTAAATTTTTCAGCAGCTTCTGTAATCTTGCTTAATGTATGAGCAATCTCCATCAAATTACCTTCTGGTGGACGACGCAAAAGATTTCCATATTCGTTATAACGGCCAATGGAATCAAGTGCAGATTTCTTTTCTTCATTAGTCCATTCTTTTTGTTGAGCATTGTTGGTTGGTTGGTCAATACCTTCAATCAGAGGTCTTAGTTTAAGTATTTTCATAAAAATTATTAAGCTGATGGTTCTTCTTCAGTTTCTTCTGGTTGTTTGGTTGCCATTGTTTTCATAGAAGACAACAGTTCTGGAAAACCTGGAATTACTCTGTATGATGCAGTTTCTTCACTAAATGCATTGATGTCTTCTGGAGTGGTGATTTTTAGTTTTTGTACCATTTCACCGGCCAGTGCATCAATTGTATTGGTCTTGAACGCATGATCCAAAATCTTTCCTAATAGAAATTGTGTACCAGAATTGGAACCAAGTTTTATATAAGAATGTTTTTTGATTTCTTTTTCGGCTTGATCTTTTTCAGCTTTGGCTTTTTCTAGTTCTGCTTTTGCTTCGGCAGCGTCAGCCTGCGCTTCTTCAGAATCTTCTTCTGTACCACCTTCTTCTCCACCAAGTCCTGCGGGTGCATCATCACCAGCGTCTTCTTTGCCACCATCGGGCGGTGCATCAGCACCTGCATCTTTACCACCCGCTTTTGCTTTTGGTTCATTGGTTGGTGCTTCATCTTTGCCTCCTAGTGGTGGTAATCCGCCAGCATCTTCTCCACCAGCATCATCTGCTGGATTCTTTTTTTCATCACCTTCTTTTTTCAAAGTTTTCTTTGCAACTTTTTTATTTTTCTTGGCTTCTTCAAGAATATTCCAATCAACGCCTGTTATACGACCTTGAGTAGCTTTTTGAGATATACCAGAGATAAGTTGTTTTAGAAATGGATTTGTGATTTTGTTGCTCATATGTTATAAATATATATCAATTTATGTAAATTGTGTAAAATTAGTTCCTTGGCTCCCAATAACGACCTTTACCAAATATTTTTTCAGCCGCAGAAACTGCACCAGTATAGTCTCTACCAATTTTATGTTTGATTCCCCATTTGCTACTCTTGAATTGAGTCAAACCATATTGTGTAGCAATTGATTCTTTACCAGACGGAACATTGAAGAATGTAATACCAGCCATCTTTGGCTTGTTTGAGTATTGTCCTCTTTCTTCTTTGTCTTCTTTGTCATATGCAGAACCACCAAGTTTTTCTTCTTCACCTTCTTGCATATACAATTGATCGTCTTGAATTTTTTCATGAACCAATTCATTATTTTGAGCATCCAAATCTTCAATTTCTTTATCGCTGAGTGGTGTACCATCCATATAATTTGCAGCAGAAATATAAGCATCAGAAAAATCTGGATAATCTCTACGATCAACTCCGTCAATTTCAATTGATTTTTCATCAACTTCTTTGCCATTTAGCATAAGAGGTGTTGATTTATTTTCTTTGATTATCTTCTTGGCGATGTTGGAAAGACTGCGACCTTCATACATGTCATCGTCATCGCCATATTTTTTTTCCAAAACATCAACGACTTTATAGAACAAATTTTCTTGTTTTTTATTTCCCATTGAATTCCAAAATGCTTGAAGCTTTTTGTTTTTTGGATCGTTTATGACAAATTCCTCGAAATCATCATAAGATATGTTTTCTGGAGAATCTACATCAACATAGTTCATCCAATCTTCTGCTTTTTTTGCAAGAGATTTTATCAACTTGGCTTCATTACCACCAGCGGGAGCATTGGTTGGAGTTGCCGTTTTTGATGAAAGTTTGTAATTTACTGGAGTTGGTTGGTCGTCACCATAATAATCTGGGTCTGCTTTCAGTGCTTTATTATATAAATATGTTGACACCATATCATGTATTTCGTTCTTCTGCTTGCTGCTCAACTTGTTCCAAAAATTTAGAATCTTTTTGTTATTGGAATCTTCAATTGCGGACTGTAGCCCATAAATATCAATGTCGTGTGCAGCATCAAGACCAATCATATCTTGGTACTTGGTGGCTTCTATAGCAAGATATTGCACAATTTTCTTGATTTCTGTTTCGTTTGGTGTTGTTGCTTCGTTCATATAATTTTAATTTTAGCGAGTTTCTGACAATATATCACGAATGATATTTTCAATTTTTAAATATTTGTTGATGTCTTTGCGATCTTGATTGCCGCCAATCAATTGTTTTTCACGATTTATTCCTTCAGCAAGATTCATATAAGCACCACGTGTGCTTGGTGAAGATACAAGGTCAAAACACAATAGTTCAAAGTCATCTTGTACTTCAACAGTGTTTTCATTCACATTGCGAACACTTCCCAAACCTCGACTGCTAATACCAATACGAATATTGTTTTTAATCAAATCTCTTGCAATATTACCACTTGGTGTTGTTAAAATTTCAATTGTACCAACCACAGTATCACCTTCCCAGTGACATTCTGTAACATTGTGACATACATTCTTTAAATTTATCACACTGGATTCTGGATGATCAAGTTCGCCCAAAGCGCGACGTTCTTTGATGATTTGTTGATATTTTTCAACTTCACGCTCTAATACTTCGCGTGGATATACACGACCATTATGATTCTTTTCACCGGCTTTTTGTAATGGACCTTTGAGAACCAATGGACCACCAGTATTTGCTTTTGCTTCTGTAAGCATCTGCGGAGTAATATCAAATGGTATAAAATCTACTAATAGTTGTTTGCTCATATTATTTGCTTTGTACAATGTTTCGTTTAGACGCCATACCCATAACTTGTGGATATTGAATGCCGCCAACTTGACCGCGTGTCAAACTTGCTGGTGCTTGTGATTTTGCTTGAGGAGCATCATTTACTTGTATCTGTGAATCATCCAAATAATATTCATTTTCTGATTCATTGCCTTCTTTTCCAATGAATACAATATAATATTTGTCTTTCATATAACGAACATCAATGTTATTGACAGAAACGTTATATTCTTTTTCAATTTGACCAACACTGCCTTTGGATGCTTTTACAATTGCATTCTTTTTTAGAAATGATTTCTTTAGTTCATCAGCCAGTTTCTTTACAGCAGCATCTTCTTGAGTTTCCAATGATGTCTTGAAATTCTTAAACTGATTAGAAATGTCAAGCATCTTGGCATTTGGTGTAGCAGGTGGTGTGACTGCGTTTGGTGCACGACCTGTTGACATACCACCAGCGGCAGATGGATTGTTGCCCCAGCTGTCTTCTTTGATAATCTTCTTGGCAATGTCTGTTAGATTCATAAATTTTATTTTTTTCCCATTCTGTTGATTCTTTTGGCAATTTCTTTCAATCGACCATGAATTTCTTTCATGTCTGGTTGAGTACGTGCCCACAAACTTTCTGTTTTTACATTTGTTTCGGTTTTTAGTCTCTCACAGATGTTTAGTAGATATTCAACTTCACCAAGCATCTTCTTTGCTTGATTGATGCCATATGAAATTTTGGCATGATTTTTCATCATATCACTATCTTTAAAATTACGATAGCGGCTGCGACCTTCCATAATACCAATATCACGACGCAATGTTAGTGTTTCACCTTCGCCAACAGTTGTATCATCTGTGTCTTCTTTGCCAACAACTTTGCCACCTGGCATACTACGTTCTGCTGATTTCTTTTTGCTTTTATGACCACGAAATGCTGCTGGTGTTTGATAACCAGCAACAGCACCCGTTGATGTCATTTCTTC